ATTTTTTCTCACCACTTGTGATAACTTCTGCTTCGATGTTTGTAAATCCTGCCGCACTAATTGCCGCCACAAAGTCGTCTGCGTCAGCACTAGTTGAACCATCCTGTGAAACAACAGTAACAGTTCTTGCACTGTCAAGAGCCGCCTGTGCTTTTAGTGATTCTTGCATAGTGAACGTTTCATTATTTACGAAACTTGGGTTTGTAGTGTTTGATGTTATTACAGTTTCGCCACCTTCGTATCTGAATATTTGGAAGTCTCCAAGATTTGGTGTGCTATCTATAATGTTTGCTCCAATAGATTCTTCAGTCACGTTGAATTGTGTATATAATGTACCAGTTGCAATGCTTGTACCACCGTTTATACCGTCTAGGTTGAAAATCGCTGTGTGGTTGTTAGCATACAATGGAGAATCAACTGTGCTGAAACTACTTGAAGACGCACTGTAAAGTTTAACTGTTATGTCTGCACCACTGTTTGGTGTTGTAGTTTTGAACCAAACTGAACCGTTAGGTCTTGGTACAGAATCGCCTGATTTCCATTCAGGTCTTGCTGTGTGGGCCGCCTGGTAGAATTGAGGTGCCGCGTAAGTACCTGCCGTCAATCCAGCATCAGTCAAAATAGTTCCTGAACTGTTTGCTAAAATAATTTTGCCATCTACAGATCCTGCACTTCTTGAGAAACCATTTGAATATATTTCTAAGAAACCAGTTACACTATCTACGTCAGCAGTAACACCTGGAATGTTTGCATTGTTGATAGATGTCTTAAGTGCTGTTAAAGTTGTTCCTGATAATGTTACAGTTGTACCATTGATTGTAATTGCATGTCCATTTGTTAAAATGTTACCTGTACCTGATACGGTACCAGTTATTGTCGCATGACTTGTGTGCCATGACGTGCTTCCTAAATGGACCCATGCGTTTGAATCGTTTTTGAAATATATTTTATTTGTAACATGAGTTGTGTTAATAGCATAGTCACCGATAGAACCAATGTTTGTTTTTGGTATACCAGTTGTTGCGCCACCTACTAGGTCGGTTGTGCTTGTAATCAAAATTGGAGATTTATTTGTAAATGTTTGATTAGTTGCTGACCATTCGAATAGACCAAATTTACTTGTTGCTAAATCAAACCAGTATGTTCCGTCAGATGGATCTGAACTAGGAGCAGAGGCACTACCTGCTAGTTCTGACATGTCAACATTTGCTCTAAGAACAAAGGCTCTATTTGCTATTCCAAGATATGAATAAGCCGCTTGTAAGCCGTACTCATTTAATTCATATCCGTTTAACGCATTTCCTGATGCGTCTGTGTAGAATTTTGGATCTCCGAAAGTTTCTGTTAACTCTCTTTGAGATGATATTAGATAAACTGTATTTGCGTTTGCAGTTTGTGTACCTGCCGCGGTACCTGTTCCTGCTCCGTTACTTTTGTCTTGGGATGAAGCAACAATTAAAAGAGGTACTGAACCGGCATCTGCTGGTACGTAGAAACTCTCATCTATTACTGATACTTCAACTCCTGGTGATGTTAGTGCCATATTTTATTTCTCCTTGCAAGTAATTTGCGTTTACTAGAGTATTTATTGCGTTTACCATAATTTACGGCAAAACTACGTAAATTTTGGTACCTATATAGGTTACGTAAATACAGTTATGAAACGTCCCTTATGTAAACAATGTAATGAAAAGCCACGTGCCTACGCATACAAATTAGGTACCAAAATTTACTGGAGAAGTAAGTGCGACACCTGTATCAGAAGGCAAAACAAACAAAAAACAGACGGAATACCCAAATGGTACAAACAGGGTTACAGGCAAAAATCAAAGTGTGAATTATGTGGTTTTAGGAGCAAACACAAGGTGCAGTTTAACGTTTACCACGTTGACGGTAATAGGAATAATTGTTCTGTTTACAACTTAAAAACAATTTGTGCTAACTGCCAGAGATTGAAGTCAACGCAACACCTCGGGTGGAGTATTGGTGATCTTGAAGCAGATGCATAATCATATTATCCACACTTTTATTGAGATCATTTAAATCACCGTCGTTATTGATGATCAAGTCGAACTCTGATCTGGCCCAAAGATACTCTGATGAATGAACGTTTTTTGGTATAATATTTCCTTCAACGTAATTGACAAACCACTCCGGATCTGGTCCTTTTTTGACGCGGATAATTTTGCCACCTCGTGCTCTAATTTGATTTACTTCGTTGGGAAATCTTGTATCTGAAATTACAGTGTCTTTTCCTTTGTATCTGCCGAGACAACTGTCAACCCATATACCGTCATACATTTGACCTCTCATAACTTCTGTGCCAAAATATTGCAATACCCATCTTGGCGTAATAGTTTTTCCAAATTGTTTGCTCCAGTACTTGTCTGGTTGTTCTCGCCAATGTCTACTGGAAGACGTGTTGCCTTCTAGCATTTCTCTATCCCAATTGAACATGACACTTACGGCGTCCTTTAAACTTTTTGCAAATGAATCTCTGTTGAAGTTGTGTTTTTCTACCAGTCGCTTTGCGACAGTGTCTTTACCCGAACCTATTAAACCGACTATACCTATTAGCATCTATAGATACTAACAGGTTTTGATACGTTTTTCAAGTTCTTTCTTAATTTCTTTGACGCCTTGTAATAAATGGTAAGTGATTTTCCAATTGGGTCCTGCCTTTAGAAGTATTTCAAGACCTATTACTAACTGTTTTAGTTGTCTGTATGATAATTTGGAAAGTTTTGAGAAGTTTTTTCCTTGTGCCATAATTTGTGCCTTTCTTTTGCCTATACTAATATTTATTTTGATTGTTAATGTAATTAACCTATAACAAAACTGTAAGGCGATCCGCCTTCCATGTAATTGTTTACTTCGTCATCTAGACGTTGCATTTCGGCTTCGCCTTGTTGTTTTAGATCAGAGCCGTTCAACGTGGTACCACCCTGTGGTCCTGCAATAGTATTAAATTTTCCCCGAGCCTCACCAAGCATTACTTTACAAACTGCAAGTGTGTAGTCTCTGAGCCACGGCTTGCTGTATATGTCTTTAAAAAGCGTGATGTCAGGTCTGAAGTTGTCCGTGTGCATCACCACAGTTTCGTTATCTGCTCTAGGTCTCTGAGTGATTGTTAAAGTTTTTGTTGCAACATCGTAATGACTTTGTATGAAAGATCCAAACATTTTTCCAACCAATTCTTGATAAGATGCAAAAGCGAAATATGTTGCAAGTCCACCTGTCGCACCTGCTCTTAACAAATATGTGTTTGTGTACGCCAAGTTAAAAGGTTCAAATAATGTACCACCTTGACCACCTTCTGTCCTTGACCCTACTGTTCGTCTATGTACAGATCGCACATTTATTATTTCATCTGGTAAAATGTATTTGTTTTGATCTTTTTTCAATTCTAAAAATGCATAGGATTCTTCCACAGCATTAGACGATCTTTGCCTGTATCTATTGATTGCCCTTGCAAGTGCTGTTTCGTAGTGTTTTGGGTCTAATTCTACGTCGATCATGCCCTCGCCGAGGTTGTTTTTCACGTAATCGAATATCTCTTGTTGGCCTGTTTGTAATTCTGACATACACATATTTACCGTTAGAGGCAATCCAATAAATATGTAAGATATGCCAAGACTATCCATTTTTAAGCCAGAAAAAGGCAATGATTACAAATTCTTCGATCGGAACATAAAGGAGATGTTCACAGTCGGTGGCACCGACATACATCTTCACAAATACCTAGGACCTTATAATCAGGGAGAAGATCAGAAGGACGGAGCGGCATCTCCCACATCACCAAATTACACTGGTGACAAGCCTAATGAAAGAACTATACAAGATTTGCTTTTCTTGGAGAATAGAGATAGAAAGTATGCCGACGATATCTATACAATAAGAGGCATTTATAATGTTTCAGACACCGACTTTAATTTGTCTCAATTTGGAATGTTTTTACAAAACGACACAGTGTTCATGACCGTGCATCTCAACGATGTTGTCGAGAGAATTGGACGTAAACCAATGAGTGGTGACGTGTTAGAATTACCTCACATGAAAGATGATTATAGTCTAGACGAAACGATTCCTATTGCGTTGAGAAGATACTACGTTGTAGAGGATGTTAACAGGGCCGCAGAAGGATTTTCGCAAACCTGGTGGCCACATCTGTTACGTTTGAAATTAAAATCACTTGTTGATTCGCAGGAATACAGAGATATATTAGACAAAAATGTGGAAGGCACAGATAATACGCTGGCATCTTACATGTCTACATACAACAGAGAAAAAGATATCAATGCTCAGGTTGTTGCCCAGGCGGAAGAGGATGCACCTAAGTCGGGATTCAATTATAAACAATATTATGTTGCACCGATTGATGAAAGAGGAAATATACGACTAGATTCTGTTAATTCTCAAGATACAGTGTCTACCGATAAAAAGGTATCCGCTGTGATTGACACCCCTGCTTCATCGCATTATGGATTTTATTACGACGGTGATGGTATTCCACCAAACGGTCATCCAGCAGGCTTCGGTACCAGTTTTCCTACATCAAATGTGGACAAAGGAGATTATTGGTTGAGAACAGACTTTTTACCAAATAGGTTATTCAGATATGACGGAAACAGATGGATTAAAGTGGAGGATTCTGTAAGGCTAACTACTACAAACAATAACACTAGAAGTAATTACAAAACAGGATTTATAAATCAGTCAGGCTCAACTACTATTAATGGATTGACTGTGCAACAAAGACAATCACTTACTAATGCGTTAAAACCAAAGGCTGACGATTAATGTTACATTTTTACGAAGGACAAATTAGAAAATTTCTTACTCAATTTGTGAGAGTATTGAGTAATTTTTCAATTGAATTAGGCAAAGGTTCAGATGGGCAGGTCCAATTAAAACAGGTACCTGTTGTATATGGTGACATCACAAGACAAGTTGCAAATATTCTAAGACAAAACTCAGAAAACGCAATGGTGTATGCACCAAAAATAGCGGCCTACATCACTGGTCTAGAATATGACAGAGACAGAATGCAAAATCCTTATCACATTGAAAAACAACACCTGAGAGAACGTAATTATAATTCTACAACTCAAGCCTACGATAATCAACTAGGTGCAGGTTACACCATAGAAAAGGTCATGCCATCCCCTTTTAGGTTGCAGGTCAGTGCTGATATCTTTACAACAAACACTGATATGAAACTTCAGATATTAGAACAAATTTTATACCTTTTCAACCCAGATTTTGAGATTCAAAAATCCGACAACTACATAGACTGGACAAGTTTGAGTTACATTGAACTGACAGGGGTCACGTTCTCAAGTAGAAGTATACCCGTAGGTGCGGATTCGGAAATTGATGTAGCAACAATAACCTTTAGTATGCCTATATGGTTATCGCCACCTGTAAAAGTTTCAAAATTGGGTGTGATACAAAAAATAATAATGAGCATATACGACGACGATGGGGGAATAAACAAAGGTCTAATAGATGGTTCTTTAATGTCTCGAAGTTATATTACTCCAAATAATTTTTCATTATTCCTCACAGGTAACCAACTGAGGTTGCTTGGTTCAACAGGTATTAATGTAAGTAGTGGCGGAGACGGGTTCTTCACTGGTGTAAAAGATAACAAAGACTTAAATCTTGACCCATTCGAAACATTTGGACCTCCAGTCAACTGGAATGTTCTTTTAAACCAATACGGAAAAATTACAAATGGCACAAGTCAAATAAAACTTACGCAAGATAACGGCAACGAAATTGTTGGAACAATAGCAACCACGGCATTGGATGAAACTATTTTATTATTCAACATTGACAGCGACACGATCCCAAGCAATTCGTTGACATCAGTAACAAAAATTATAAATCCATTGACATTCGATCCACCTGCAACTGTCGCCAACGGCACTAGATACCTTATAACAGGAACAATAGGAGATAGCACAAACACTTTTGACGCAACCAATTGGGGTAACTTGAGGGCAAGTGTTAATGATATCATACAGTACAACAGTTCAACTGGTAAATGGGGCGTCGTATTTGATGCTTCAGACCCAGATTCCACCCAGCACTATGTAACAAATCTTACCACTGGTATTCAGTATAGATTTGATGGAACCCAATGGCTAAAAAGTTATGAAGGAATTTACATTGCAGGCAAGTGGACTCTTGTGCTATAATACGATAAATGGATAATAATATAATATGCGCCGGTGCGTTGTTTTATTCTATCAACACCAAACGTTTTCTTTTTTTACAAAGGACAGCAGGAAAAACAAAAGGACTTTGGGGGTTGGCAGGCGGCAAAGCACGATTTGAGGAATCCGCTTTCGAGGGGTTGAAGAGGGAAGTAAAGGAAGAACTTGGTCACACGCCAAACTTTAAGAAAGTTGTTCCATTAGAACTGTTCACTTCAAACGATCAAAAATTCTTTTTCAATACATATCTCATAGCAGTGCAAGATGAATTTATTCCAAAACTTAATCACGAACACAGCAGTTATGCTTGGTGTGCCTTTGAATGCTGTCT